TGCGATAAAGCAAGCAATAGAAGGGGCTGACGAGTGGGATGGTGGATACAACCAAAATAGGGAAGAATACATCCGCAATGCTATCAACTCCATCCCGTCCGCAGACAGACCGCAAGGAGATTATCGCAGAGGCTATTGCGATGCAGTGCAAGGGATTGCTGACGAGATGGTGAAGCAAGGCAAGTACATCGTGCAAGACGGGTCGCAAGGGTGGATACCTTGTAGCGAGAGATTGCCGGAAATAGGGGAAAAGGTTCTTGCAAGCACGAAGAAAACTGTATTCACGCAAGTTTACAAAGGAATTTATTCAGACCCTTGCCGATGGGTATGGGAGAAGAACAGCATAAAGAAGATTGTCGCGTGGATGCCATTACCAGAGCCGTGGAAAGGAGCAGACGATGAGTAAGAAAAAGCCTTGTGGTTTAGATTATTGCCCACAGGAAGAAATCGTTGGAGTATATGCAAGTTGTACGGCTTGTGCATGGGGAAAATATGATGCTAAAGATAACAAAAAAAGAATGGATAATAGCGTGGCTGGAGAAAAAAATCGGGATAATATCTCCATCGGCGTGTGCTAATGGCTATAGGTACAGGTACGATTGGTTTAAGGCGATGGCTGAAAGGAGCAGACGATGAGACTGATTGATGCAGATGCGCTGATGCAAAACATTCCAAACGAGGAAATGATAGCAAAGATGGCTGTTGCCCACGCACCGAGCATAGACATCGTACATTGCCGAGAGTGCTGTAGTTATAACACAGATGGTTACAGAGATGGGTGCGGTTTCTGCTTTTATCATCAGAGCGTGGTCAAAGCCGATGACTTCTGCTCATACGGAAGCCGTTCGGAAAAACCGAACAACTCAAAGGAAAGGAGCAAGTAGATGATTGTAATTGGTTATCAAGGCATTGGTAAAAGTACGCTGTCTCAAAGGAGTTTTAGGTATATAGACCTTGAGAGTAGTGCATTGAGAAAGGGCAATGTCCGTTGGCATAATTGGTATGAGCCTTATTGTATGATTGCGGAATGGTTGTCAAGGCAAGGATATACTGTGTTTGTTTCGAGCCATAAAGAAGTTCGTGATTTTCTGAATGAATTTTGCGAAGAACCATTCTGTGCGGTTGTTCCGAGCGAAGATATAAAGGATGAATGGATCGAGCGGTTGAGAGAGCGACACAAACGATTGCCAACCGATAAGAATTACCGAGCATATATGAACGCAGTTGACAGATTCACGGAGAATATCCGAGAGATAAAAAAGGATGTTGCTGATGTGCGCGAAATCACATCAATGGATTATGAGTTAGATAGACTGATAGATAAAGCCGATACTCCGCAGACGGATTGCGAAGGGTGTGACCGCTATGAAGATGGTGGAGAACTATGCGATATGTGTGCATTAGAGAAGGGGAAGGAAGATGCACAGACGGATTGCGGATGGAAATAGGCAAAATCCAGAGGACGGACATTTAATTATCACTAAGTAACACAATATTTATATGTTTTTTCTGGAAAGTATGAACGCTTCGTTTGTCCTCTGGTTTGCACCATAGAAAGGAGTTGGTCAAAGTGGTGTACCTTGAACACCGAAAGAGGTATGTGGAATACAAGCAAGCCCAGGAAGACCTGGATGCCATACTTAACGAGTGGACAATGGCCTTTCAGCGCACTATGCCCAAGATCAGTTATGGCGACAAGGTGCAGGGTAACCCGACAAACAAGACGGAAGAGTACATCATCGAGGTCGAAAACAAAGGCCTTAGACAGCGCAAGGAAATAGCCGAACAGATAATAGACGGCCGAAAGAAACTTCTTGATGAAGCAGAAGAAGCCTTGCGCAGAAGCCGTAACATTTACGACCTTATCTACACCTGCAGGTGGGTGGACGGATTAAGACCTAAAGACACCTACAGAAAGTTAGACCTTATGGGCATGAACTACAGTGTAGGGCATATCTGTGAGATCACAAAGAGAATTAAGGCACAGATAGAAAGGGATTTATAGTGCCGGAAGTGTAACTTTTAACTACAAAACCTATGATAAGAAACTGGGATGAACATGGCTTGCATATGGACTTCAGCAACATCAAGGTACCCAAGGGCAGACCTTCTGATGTTGACCTGTGGTACATCGACAGCACCGGCTTTCTTATCATCGGGGAGATAAAGAACGCAATGGGTACATTTACAGATGCGCAACGCTACCTGCTGTCAAGACTGGTAGACAACCACAAAGGCGGTGGCACGATCCTGTACATAACACACCACAAAGATGTGCATAAGGGCGATACTATCGTAGATGTAGCCAGTTGCAAGGTAGAAGAATACTACTGGCATGGCAAATGGATAAAGCCAAGGAACTACACCACAGTACAAGACGCATTTACAAAACTACTGGGTGGAGTGTTCTAAGAAGGGAGTACAGTATGCTTGATTTTGGATATTACAACATGGACTGTATGCAAGGTATGGCAGAGTTTCCAGACAACTACTTTGACCTTGCTATAGTAGACCCACCATACGGCATAGGCTATGACACGCAAGCAGAAAAGAACAGCGGTCAGCAGTCTGGCAGGGCGAAAGCCCCGAAGCGTAAATATCATGGGGGGGGGTGGGACGTTAAACCGCCAAAAGAATATTTTAACGAGTTGATGCGAGTGTCAGCCAAGCAGATCATATGGGGTGGCAACTACTTTACAGACAGCCTGCCACCTTCAAAAGCATTTATCTGTTGGGACAAAAGATGCAGTGAACAACTGACAAACAACTTTGCAGACTGCGAGTACGCATGGTGTTCAGAAGAACTGGGCGTGGCAAGGGTATGCAGATATGTATGGTCGGGTATGCTACAAGAGAACATGAAGACCAAGGAAGAACGCATACACCCGACACAGAAGCCGGTGGCATTGTATAAGTGGCTGTTATCACACTACGCAAAGGAAGGCGACTTGATCCTAGACACACATGTAGGTAGCGCATCCAGTCTGATAGCCTGTGAAGAACTTGGCTTCAAGTATGTGGGCTTTGAACTGGACGAGACTTATTACAAAGAGAGTAGTGAACGCCTAAACAACCACAGGGCGCAGGTGTCGATGATGGAATTTATAAATGATTGGAGATGGCCATGAACAGTAGACAGAAAGGCAAAAGGGGAGAACTCGACCTGGTTGAACAACTACGCAATGCAGGACACGCAGAAGCACGCAGATCCGCACAGTATTGTGGCAAGACAGGTGACGCACCCGACATAGTAGGGGTAGAAGGTCTGCATATCGAATGCAAAAGGGTAGAACAGTTTAGGGATGAAGTCAGCCTTCAGCAAGCAGAAAGAGATCGCAAGAAGCGTGACATGCCTGTAGTGATGTACAGACGCAACGGCGAACGGTGGAAGGTTCTGACAAGGCTAGACATCTTTATGGCCATATGGGACGAACTGACCGACACTCAGAAGCAAAACATCGCAGAAAAGGCAAAATTTATGAAAATCTGAAAAAATCTGAAATCGGGAGTTATACAATACTAGTGTGAAGAATTGTACTTCACTCATTCATACTAGACACTCCTTTCATAGATGATTGAACTAACGCAGAAAGCACCTTCAGCCGAGGTGCTTTTCTGTTTATGGAGATATAAACATGGCTAACGAAGAAAACTTAAAAAAGGGTAAGGGCTTCGACAGCCGAACAACCGAGGAACAACGGGAAATCGCAACTTTAGGCGGTCGCGCCAGTGGCAAAACAAGAGCCTTAAAAAGCATTGCTAACAAGTATGGCAGTCTTAAAGCCCCTGCCGAAGTTATAGCGCGTCTTATCGAGGACAACATGATACAGGCAGGTACCGATGTCAGTTTTGATGAAGCAATGATAATGGCTCAATACATGAAGTCATTCGAGGGCGATACAAAAGCGGCGCGCTATATTTCCGAGATCAAAGGGGAAATGGTGCAGAAGATAGAAGCAAGGCAAAATGTTGACGCTTCACTGGAAAGATTAAATGGAATACTTGACAGAAGAAAAAGCGACAACGCTGATTGATATATTGCGCAGTACGCCGTATGAGGTGGGTATAAGCGTAGGCTTTGAAGACTTGACCCCACTGCACAACAAATGGCTTATAGACTGGCTATACGGCACAGAAGACAGCACAACGCAAGCGCACAGGGGCAGTTATAAGACCTCTGACCTTGCGCTTTTTATTGCCTTGAATGCCGTAATACATCCGAAGGAAAACCTTATCTTCCTGCGGAAGACTGACACCGATGTAACTGAAGTGATACGCCTTGTAACCAAGATAATGGAAACAGGCGCATTCCAAGAGTTTTGCAGGGCAATATACGGCGACACAGTGCTGATAACAAGGCAGACTGCAAGCGAAATAGAAACAGAAGTGTACAGTAATAAAGGCGGCGCAAGCCAGATACTTGGCATGGGCTTAGGTGGTTCGCTTACCGGCAAACACGCTGACATAGTGGTGACAGACGATATAGTCAACATCAAGGACAGAGTGAGCCGTGCAGAGCGTGAACGCACCAAACTGATGTACATGGAACTGCAGAACATCAAGAACAGAAACGGCAGGATCATAAACACCGGCACGCCTTGGCACAAAGATGATGCCTTTTCCTTGATGCCTAACATTAAGAAATACACCTGCTATGATACAGGCCTTATGACGCAGGAAGAAATAAAGCACCTGCGGTCTTCAATGTCTCCGTCATTGTTTGCGGCTAACTACGAACTCAAGCATATTGCAGATGAAAATGCGCTGTTTACAGACGCACAATTCACAAGTGATGTTGATGCGATCTACAACGGCATCTGCCACATAGACGCTTCGTATGGCGGCGAGGACGCCACAGCCTTTACTGTCGTAGCCGAGAAGGGCAATAATTTAATCGTATACGGCAGAAAGTACACAAAACATGTAGACGCTTGCCTTGATGATATTATGCGCTTAAAGGCGAAATATCGGGCAGGCACAACATGGACAGAGCGCAACGCAGACAAGGGCTATTTAGACAAGACCCTTAAAGCAAGGGGCGACATCAGCAACACCTACCACGAAAAGATGAATAAACACATTAAGATAAGCACCTACCTTAAAGAGAACTGGGGACGGGTGCTTTTTCTTGATGATACAGACCCAGAGTATATAGCAGAAATACTGGACTACACCGAACACGCGGCGCACGATGACTGCCCCGACAGTTTGGCTAGTGCAATAAGACAACTAGGCAAGAAGCCGATGACCTTAAACAGGGGAGTTAAACACGGACTATGATTTACAGACTACCTTACGGCACAGAAATGACGCTGTCCAAACTGTGGGAACTTGTACAGAAGCACAAGGGCTATGTGGCAAAGTACTCAAAGCCACTGCAGGACGCATACGAAAACAAGTATGAAATATTCCATTATCCTGCCAAGCCGGCGTACAAGCCGGACAACAGGATCGCGGTAAACTTCGCCAAGTACATCACAGACACCTTCAACGGCTTCTTCATCGGCATACCGGTAAAGGTAACGAGTGATGATGAATCAGTAACGGAATACATCGACTATCTGAACGCAACGAATGACGGCGACAACAACAACGCCGAGATCAGCAAGTTGTGTGACATTTCGGGTGCGTCCTTTGAGATGTACTACAACAAGGAAGACGCTGAAATAGGCATCACATATCTGTCAGACCTTGAAGCCTTTATGGTGGTCGATGACAGCATACTTGAAAGGCCTATGTACTTCGTAAGGTATTACACCGACAGCGAAGGAACCCTGCGTGGTTCGTGGTCAGATAAGGAAATGGTCTACCACTTCTACGAAAGCGCAGGGGCATTCCATTATGAAGGCGAACCGAAACTGCACGGCTTCAGTTATGTACCTGCAGTAGAGTACATAGCCAACGATGAACGCATGGGGCTGTTTGAAAGTGCTATGCCGGCAATCAACGCATACAACAAGGCACTTTCTGAAAAGGCAAACGATGTGGACTACTTTGCGGACGCCTACATGAAAATCATAGGTGCAAAGGTCGATGATGATGACACCATACATATGCGATCCACACGCCTTATCAACTTTGAAGGGGATATATCCGAAGGCAATGTACCTGTGGTCGAATTCATGGGTAAGCCGGAAAGCGACACATCGCAGGAGCATTTACTGGAAAGACTTAAGACAGACATTTTCCAGATGTGCATGGTGTCCAATATCTCTGATGAAAACTTCGGTTCTGCATCGGGCATTGCCTTAAGGTACAAACTTGAAGCAATGAGCAACCTGTTTGTAGCCAAGGCAAGGCGGTTTACTTCTGCTATGATTGAACGCTACAAGATAATCTTCAGCAATCCTGTGGCACAGATGCACAAGGTATCAAAAGACGCCTGGGTAGGCATCGACATTCGCTTCACAGCCAACTATCCTGCGAACCTTGAGAGCGAAGCCGAGATAGCCAAGGCACTTGAAGGCATAGTGAGCAAGGAAACACAGTTAAAGGCAATAAGCCTTGTGGACAATGTTTCTGACGAAATAGAACGCCTTGACGCAGAACAGACGCCAAGCGTGGTAGACAATATCTGGGGAGAGTAACCAATGACACGAAGCCAGTTGATGCGGCTTATGCAGAACGCTGACTACTGGCGTGAGCGTGAAGCCAGACAACGAGAAGCGTATATCCGCACAGAAGACGCAGAACTTGCCGAGATCAACAGAATATACAACGATATGTACAGATGGGCTGAAAGGGAAATATCAGCCTTTTACGGCCGTTATGCAGATGCAGAAGGCATAGACATAACCGAAGCCAAGAAGCGCGTCAGCCAACTTGACATAAAAGAGTATGAAGAACTTGCCAAGCAGTATGTCAAAGGCAAGGACTTCAGCGACAGGGCAAATGCAGAAATGCGTCTGTACAACGCTACGATGCGTATAAACCGGCTTGAACTTCTGAAAGCGCAGATAGGTATTAAACTGGTGGACGGCATCAACGATGTAGACAAGCACTGGGAACAGATAGCCACAGAGAGAGCCACGCAGGAAATCATCAGACAGTCGGGCATACTTGGCAAGACGCTGACAGACACCGAAACGGCAAGGACGGCAGAACAGATAGTCAATGCGGACTTCTACAACGCCAACTTCTCAGAACGGATCTGGTCGCACATGGACAATCTGCGGTCAGAAATATCCATCGAACTGCAGAAGGGCTTTATAGCCGGTATCGGTTCAAGGCAGATGGCAACAAACCTGCGCAAGGTCTTTGATGTATCCGTAAGGGACGCACACAGGCTTGCACGCACCGAGTTAAGGCGTATTCAGACCGATGTAGCAAAAGACAACTACGAGCGCAACGGCATAGAAGAATACGAATTCATGGCGGTAAATCCAAGGGCTTGCCCTATCTGCCGAGAACTTGATGGCCACATCTACAAGGTCGCAGATATGAAGCCAGGGAAGAACGCACCGCCGATACATCCTAACTGTCACTGCACAACGGCACCACACATCAATAATGACGACTATGAAATGTGGCTGTCGTGGCTTGAAAATGGCGGCACCACAGAACAGTGGAGCAGAATGACACAGACACAGCGGAATAACTGGTACAGAAACCGATGATAAAGACACAGCACCCACTTGGGTAAAATGCTGATGTTGTTAAGGGGCTGAAATGCCCCTTTTGTTATGGGCGGTTAGCAAAGACTACAGAAGGGTGCAAGCCCCTACCGTCCACCTATTTGTGGGGACACACCACCAAGCCTTGAAGTGGTTAAAAGCAAAGGGAATAGTCAATGCTCTTATGACTTAAAAGAGAGGAAGGTAAACAAATGGCAGAGCAGATTAACAACGAGCCACAGGCAAACGAGCCACAGGCAAAGTACACAGACGCCGATGTAGATGCGATCATCAACAAGAAGTTTGCATCATGGCAGGAAAAGCAGGACAAGGCTATAGCAGAAGCAGTAGCCAAGGTCGAAGAAGCCAACCGCCTTGCACAGATGAATGACAAGGAAAAGGCTGACCATGAGCGCAAGCAGATGGAAGATGAACTCGCAACGCTGAAAGCGGAGAAGGCACACAACACGATGATGTCAACCGCACGCAACATGCTCAAGGCAGATGGGCTGACCATACCCGATGAGATCGTAAGCGTATTGGTGACAGACACGGCCGAAGGCACTAGTGAAGCGGTCAAGGCATTCAGTGGAATGTTCCAGAAGGCTGTTGATGAAGCAGTCAAGGCAAAACTGGCAGGTAGCGAACCGAAGCGTGGGACAGCATCTGCGATGTCGAAAGAAGAAATACTTGCTATCAAGGACACACACAAGCGTCTTAAAGCAATCGAAGAAAACTTTGAACTATTCAAATAAAGGAGAATAAAACATGGCAGTTGAAATTCAGTACACTACAGTAGCAAACGATGTAGCACCGGCTATATCGGTAGACCTTGCTTCTAACCTGTCAGAGGGTATCAGAAGCCTTGCAGAAATCCTTGGCGTAAACGATATGTACGCTATGTCGGCAGGTACGCTTGTAAACATCTACAAAAGCAAAGTTAAGGGAACACTTCGCAAACAGCCTGCAAGCGGTGAAACAGTACCACTTACAGAGATCGAAAGAACAGCCGTAAGCCCAGAACTGTCGCTTGACTTCTACAGAAAGATCGTAACGGCACAGGCTATCCAGAAAGCAGGTAGAGAGAACGCACTTTACGATACAGACAGGGCACTTATCGGTGCTATCCGTAAGGCTATCAAGACTTCGTTCTTCACAGCAATCAGTGCAGGTACAGGCACAGTAACCGCACAGAATACATTCCAGAAACAGTTGGCACAGGCTTGGTCAGCAATCCACACATACTTTGAAGACGTAGACAGCGAGCCTGTACACTTCGTTAACCCTGCAGACGTAGCCAACTATCTTGGCACAGCAACAATCACAACGCAGAACGCATTTGGCTTTGACTATGTAGAAGACTTCCTTGGTCTTGGCACGGTCATCTTCAGCGCAAATGTAACAGCAGGTACAGTTATTTCCACAGCAAAGGCTAACCTGCGCGGTGCTTATGTACCTGCAAACGGCGAAGTAGGACAGGAATTCGGCATGACTGCTGACGAAAGCGGTCTTGTAGGTATCGTACACAAGGTCAACACATCAATGGCAGGTATCGAAAGTCTTATGATGACAGGCGTTAAATTCTACGCAGAAGACCTTGCAGGCGTATTCAAGGGCACTATTACTTCCAACTAATAGTGCGAAGGGGCAAAAGCCCCAATAAAACAAGGGGGCTTAAATGCTAGACAAAATCCTTATATTGCTCGGTTTAGATAATCCCACAGAAGCAATACAGGGTAAGGTGGAAACGATAATGGAACTGACTGAGCAAAGGCTAATGCTTATGCTTGGTCAGTCCGTTGTTCCAGATGCCTTATCCTTTGTTGTTGTCGAAGTAACTATCGCACGCTACAACCGCATCGGCAGTGAAGGCACATCCAGTCATAGCGTACAAGGCGAAAGCATGACATGGTCAGACAGCGACTTCAAGCCGTACAAGGACGACATACAGGCTTGGCTAGACTCACAGGAAGACCCCAACACGACCAGGGGCAGGGTGCGCTTCATATGAGATACGACACAAAAGCGGCCTTTCAGTTAGTCGAAGACGCTTATGACAGCAAAGGCGACTATACCGAAAGCGTAGCCGAAGAGCATATCGAGTATGTGTCTGTGGTCAACACCGACATACAGACAATGCACCTTGTTTATGGCGAAATACGGCAGGGCAGTATCACAGTGACCTTACAGAACTATGTGGGCTACACCTTCAACCGAATAGTCATAAACGAGAAGAACTACACAGTAGACCAAGCCATCGACCTGCGAGTAAAGAAAGCGTACATATTAAGCGAATGTCCTTAAAAGTAGAAGGCCTTGATACCTTAATAGGCACGCTCAAGGAAAATGTCACGCTTGATGATGTGAAGCAGATCGTGAGGAAGAACGGCGCAGACTTGACAAGGCAGATGAAAGCACAGACGAAAATATCCTATGTCAAAGGGTATAGTACTGGCGACACTGCAGGGTCAATCAATCTCAAGATAACGGACGGCGGTCTGACGGCAGAAGTGGCGACCGGCACGGCATACTCACCATATGTTGAGTACGGCACACGCTTCATGGCACCAGAACCTATCGTACAACCTTCTTTGGATATAGTCGGGCGTCAGTTTCTTAACGACCTGTCAAGGGTAATGAAATGAGCGAACAGCAAGAATTCTTCATGGCTTTAAGACAAGCCTTAAAAAACAAAGGGCACAAGGTGTATGACGGCGCACTACCGCCGGAGAATACGCCTTACCCTTTCATATACCTTGCAGGGTCGTGGCATAACCCTACGGACATCAAGCACGGCAACCTTGGCAGGATCACGCAGGTAGTACAGGTATGGGGTACGGCAAAGATGCGCGGCACCATCAGCGCAATGTGCGAAGATGTGCTGAACACAGCATGCGAGATAGAAACAACAGACAACTATTCCTACAGGGTAAGACTAAACGAAACCGAGCAACAGATATTAAACGATGACACTACAAGCACACCTTTGATGCAGGGCTACACTTCATTAAGGGTGGCATATTCAAGGAGATAACAACATGGCAGGAGCAATACAGGGCAGTAAAATAATCTATCTGTACAGGCTTCTTGAAGAACAGGCAACAGAAGATGCGTTCAGACTGGCCTTTGTTACTGAGGACAGCATTTCCTATTCAAAGGATGCAGACAGCACAGTAACCAAGGACGGCACAATCAGAACGCCTTCCGCTGTCGAGATCGAGAAGCCTATGACTTGCATTCTTTCACAGGGCGACACGGTTATTGATAAACTGAAAGGTGCAATGCTGAATGATAAGATAGTAGAACTGTGGGAAGCAAACCTTGCAGAGCCTGTCACAGGACAGACAAACAAATTCAAGGGCACATACTTCCAGGGCTACATCACATCGTATGAGAAGACATCCAATGCCGAAGACATGGTCGAGATACAGATGACCATAGGTGTTAACGGCAAGGGCGCAGACGGTAATGTAACTGTAGACACATCCGCACAGGACGATGCAAGTTATGTGTTCACAGACACACCTGCACAGTAGCAGACTTGGGGGGCAGTTTTTCTGCCCCTCTTTTTGCAATGTATAAAACTACCACAAGGGAAAGAAAAGTCGCTTAAAACGCGAAATAAGGGGGAGAAATGACCAACGAAATGGTAATCAACGGCAAGACCTACGAATTCAACTTCGGTATGGGCTTTATCCGTCAGATAGACCCGAAGCACACGCAGAAGGTAAACGGCATCACACAGAATATCGGCTTGATAGTCGAAATGGCCAAAATACTGGAAGGGGACATCGTAGCACTTTATGAGTGCCTGCGCATGGCCAACAAGGGCTTCACGCCAAGGCTTGAACAGGCAGAATTCGATGCCTGGGTAGAAAACCCTGCCACGGATATTGAAGAAGTTTTCATGGTAGTAGAAAGTTTTTTCGCGAACAGCAACTGTTGCAAGATGACCCACAAGCGTCTGACGGCGAATACTACGACACCTACGCAACAGTAGCAACCAACTGCATAAGACACTTCGGCATGGGCTTTGATGAAATAGACAGACTGACCCTGCCGGAGTATGAACTGATGATCCAGGCACACACCCTTGCTGAGATAGACAAAGACTATGACCGGCATGTAAGGGCGTGGCTTGATGTAGTAGCAGGAGCAACAAAGAAGGACGGAAGACCAGTATACAAGAAATTCAGCGACTTCTTTGACTATGAGAAGGAACTGAAAAGAGCAACCAAGAAGCCCGACCCTAAATTCAGCAATCTTTCCAAGCATCTGAAGGAAAAAGAAAAATGCAACAGGAAGTAAAAGCAATACTGACCGCGGAAGATCGCGGTTTTACATCAACAATACAGAAGGCGCAGGACGCGACTGAGAGTTTCGGGTCGAAGATAAAAAGCGGCATCGGCTTCGGTGTTCTGATGCGTGCAGGGCAGAAGGCTTTTGATGCTATCGGCAACGCCATATCATCGAACCTTGCAGGTGCTACCAAGCGTTTTGATACACTGCAGAACTTCCCGAAGGTAATGCAGTCGCTAGGCTATGGTGCCGATGAAGCCAAGGCGTCTATGGACACACTGGCCAACAGCATAGACCACTTACCGACCACGCTTGATGCTGTCGCATCACAAGTGCAGTCTGTTGTAGCAGTAACGGGCGACCTTGGCAAGGCCACCGACCTTACACTGGCACTAAACAACGCAATGGCGGCAGGTGGCGCACCTGCAGAAGCACAGGCATCGGCCATCAACCAGTGGGTACAGGCTATGGCCAAGGGCAAGCCGGACATGCAAGACTGGCGCGCCTTGGTTCAGACAGCACCTGCACAGATGGATCAGTTAGCCAAGTCCTTACTGGGTGCGAGTGCTAACCAAAACATACTGTACGAAGCCTTGAAGAATGGCGAAGTGACAATGGACGAGGTCAACAGCGCAATGATAGACCTTGCCCAGAACGGCGGTGAAGGTTTCGCATCGTGGGCAGAACAGGCCAAGAACGCAGGTGCCGGCATCAATATGGCATTGGTGAATGTCAAGGCGGCAGTACAGCGGAACCTGGCCAATGTGATGACCGCACTTGACGAAAGACTTGCAGGGCTTGGCGGTATCAGCGGAGTCATTCAAAGCGTAGTAGCACCTATCAATGCCGTGGGCGAAGCCATAGGCAATGTGATAAGCGGTAAACTGTCATTCACCGAAGCCTTGACAGGCCTTTTGGACAGCATCAGCGCAAAGGTGCCCCTGTTCGTCAACAAGGGTCTTGAACTGGTACTGAACCTAGCCATAGGAATTGCCAAGGGACTGCCGCAGTTGCTTGTTAACGGCATGAACGCCATAACAAACTTCATCAACGGTCTTGGCCAAGGCAACGGCAAGTTGGCAAGCAAGGCAATAGAACTAGTGACTACGCTTGCTTACGGCCTTGTCAAGAACGCACCGCAGATACTAGCGGCAGGGCTTAACCTTATGGTCGCTTTACTTCGTGGCGTGGTCAATGGTTTCGCCGCCATACCGAGAAAGGTGCTGAGCATGGCGAAAGGCATACCAAACGCAGTCAAAAGCGGTGCAGGGAACCTTGGCAGTATCGGCAGGAACCTTATAGACGGCCTGTGGGGCGGCATAAAGGCAAAGTTTGACAGCGTAGTGGACAGGGTCAAGGCTTTGGCGGCAAAACTGCCTGCGGCTGTCAAGAAGGTACTGGGCATCGGTTCGCCGTCAAGGGTAATGAACAGGCAAGTCGGTAGGTGGATACCTGCAGGACTTGCACAAGGTATCAGACAGAACACGGGACTTGTCACAAGCGCAATGGCAAACCTTGTCAGCATACCATCGCAGACTATGGGGCGTGCTAATTACGCAATGGCGGCAGACTATGAGTATGGCGTATCTGCAAGGTATGAGGTAACCGTGCCTGTAATGCTTAACGGCCGTGAGATCGCGAGAGCAACGGTCGGAGATATGCAGACTGCGCTCGATCAGCGACAGACAAGAGCCAACAGAAAGGTGGGTATCAGATAAATGTACGAATTCATAGATGTGAATGAACAGCAGACAGCGACACCGCTACCTACCGAAGCAGTCAGCATCAACGGCACATACCTTGAAACCATCGTAGACGGCTACAGGACACTTTATGTAAAAGGGCGTGAAAGCCTGGGCGTAAATCTCAACACCTATAGTGTAGGCACGGCAGATGGCGAACGGCTCAAAAACAGACGCTACCCTGCAAGGACGCTGACTGTAGGGTTTCAACTTCTGTGTGACAATGCAGAGGATTTTAGGGCACGCTTCAACCAACTGAACAGCATACTGTCTGCAAATGAAGCGGACTTCATATTCAATGATGAACGCGACAAGTACTTTACCGGCCACGCCATAATGGACGCGCAGGTCGATGAAGGCACAAACAATGTGACAGGCGAATGGAAGATATACTGCGCTTACCCTTTCAAGCGGTCAACTGAGGTCAAGACGCTGTCAAGCAATGACGCAGAGGTCGCAACGGTAGAAGGAAACACGGCGACATTCCACTTTGAGTATGGCGGCGTTATGCCTGCCAAGCCGTTACTGCGTATCAAATTCAATGACACGGTAGATAGTGGCGACTGTGGCTATGTAGCATTTGCGAACCAAGACGAAGCCATCGTGCAGTTGGGAAACCCAGACCTTCTGCGTTCAGATGAAACCAACAGGAACGCCACCTTATACAACAAGGCGTTCACGGATTTATCGGGGTGGGCGGCTACCAATATGGCAGTTGCCGACATCACGGACGGATATTGGAACTACGGACAGGGCGCAACCGTCAAGTACGCTGTGCCTGCCGAGGGAACGCCAAACGCTTTATTTCTACACACTGACGGCGCAACGGACTTCGACTTCGCGATGGTTCACAGATTTGCAGTCGGGCAGGTCGCGGCAAATCGTAGCGGCTCATTAAGGGTAGAACTTAAAAACGGTGACAGGGTCGTGGCAGGGTTCCTTATAGATAAGCAGGGTAGTGGTACGCAGGGTAAGGTCTACTACATAGTAGATGGTGCCGTAGTCGGAAGTGATACTGTAGACCTGTCATATTACAACAAACACTGGGGCTTCTGCTCTGCAACTGCACCTTATAGTGTCATATACCCTACAACCGGCGGCGAAACTGTGTACGGCAGAGTGATACCACGCGGCACGGTCAGTGCGGAAGCGGCGCGCAGGCACGAAACCATCAAGCCACCAATCAACGGGTACCTGTTTACGCAGTCAAACCTTAACAGCACAATAGAGCGCACGGGTGAAAGTATCACATTCCAGTTAGGCGAACTTCCAAGGCGCACCTTTAAGTCGTCTGCCATCGCAGGCATAGCGGTCTACGACACAGAGATCACAATGACCGGCGACCTGGGCGAAGACAGCCGTTTTGGCGTAAACGCAGTCGGAGCGGTAGGCCTATGGGCAAGAAAGGGCGTGCCTTTTGCGCAGATACCGAATGTATTTGCGGCAGGGGACATCGTGGAAGCGGACTGTGCAAGCGCAAATGTTTATCTGTACAGGAACGGCGGCGCAATAGGGCACCTGTCACCGACATACGGCGCACTTGGCAATGACTGGGAAGACTTCGGCATCAAGGTTGGCGAAAACATCATAAGGGCGGCGTGGTCTGACTGGGTCGGTGCGAACTACAAGCCGGAGATAGAAATACTGTTTAATGAGGTATTTATATGATTATCTACTTCTGTGACAGACAACTAAACATACTGGGGCACGCTTCTACCGAACTACCGCAGGGCATAAGGATAACACAGGACAAAACTGTCGAAGATGTGGACAGCGGCGTCAACACCTTTGAATGCACTATGGTATGGGACGGCAACACAAGGGCAGAACTCGAACACGGCATAACGGCAGGAAACTACATACTGAAAAAGGGCGGTACGGACTACGACAGTATCTTCCAGATCGTAGACACGGAGAGCGACACCAAGGCACAGGAAATAAGCCTGTATGCAGAGGATGCAGGACTAGACCTTCTGAACACGCTGTGTCCTGCCGCCACAGTAGCAAATCTGACCATCACGCAGATGCTACAACGCTTCGTACCCGATGACTGGACTATAAATGTGCAGGACGCGCCTACGACAACCAAGTCGTATGAATGGGACGGCACTAGCACCTGCACGGAGCGCATAAGGTCTGTGGCCGGTCTGTGGGATTGTGAAATATATTATTCGTTCCGTGTAGAAGGTCTGCAGATAGCCGAAAAGGTGCTGAATGTAGTACAGAAACGCGGCAACCAACAGGCCATACCGCAGTTAAGACTGAACTACGATATTGACAGAATAGTCAGTAAGACATCCATTGCCGACCTTGTGACAGCCTTGACTGTAAAGGGCGGTACACCCGAAGGCTCAGAAACGCCTATAGACCTAAAAAATTACGATTACACCTACGAAGACCCAGTAAACGGGGATTTATACCAAGTCGATAAAATAAGCGGTCAGATGCGAAATATTACGGCTATGGACAGGTGGAGCAGTGCCATTGATACCGATGGTCTGCTTTTGGGCGAATTTGAATTTGACACCACAGACAAGGGCATGTTGGCAGGACAGGCAAGGGCAGAACTTCAAAGGCTGTGCTACCCTGCCGTGAACTACGAAGCGGACTTCGCCGTACTGCCGGAAGACGCAAAGATAGGCGACAGGGTCAACATAATTGACGATGCCGGCGGCCTGTACCTGGAAGCAAGACTGCTACAGATAGAAACGAGCGAAGCGGAAGACACAAAGAAGGCGACCATAGGCGAATATCTTCTGAAGTCGGCAGGTATAAGCGACAAGGTCTATGAAATGGCGGCAGAGGTAGCGGCACTTGCGAACGCACCAAGGGGCTACCAACTGATGATAACTTCCAGTAACGGCGACAACTTCGGGCAGGCGCTTGTCAACACCGTACTTACGGCCAATGTACTGTACAACGGCTTTCACAGCACGGCCACGCAACTGGCCGAAGCAGGGCTTGTGGTCAACTGGTACAACGCTGAAACGGGTACGCTTCTTGGCGCCGGCATGACTTATACAGTCGTGGATCAACCGACCATCAACATAACAGCGAGGTTAGAAGAAGATGATTAAGGCTGAAGACAACATCACACTACGCTCCGACAAAATCATTTACGACATAGCCGCTAACACGGATCAGTACTTCTGGCATACGGAAACGGGCGAAGATACGGGCGCACACATCACCGAGATACCGAAAGAAGACTTTCTTGACGACCCAGAAAACGGCGGCGGCAATCTTCTGGCGAGGTCGAACGGCATAGCGGTAAGGAATGGCCTTGAAGAACTGGCGTCTTTCGGAGCAAACGGCGCACGCATCGGGCAGGATGGTGCCAACAGGGTAGAACTTAATTCCGAGTCGATCGCGCTTATAACCAATAACAATGAAGATGCGCTGAGAAGCGAGGTGTCGGGTACTACTGTAAAAGGAGGTGTCCCAATACAGACTTTCGGCAACTCAATACCATCTGACACAACTATGACTTTCGATTTGAACCTTAATGATGTACAAGACGGAGAAACATTCTGGGTCAGAGTGCGGACGCTCATATCTCATGCCAGAGTGCAATATGCTACTCATGGAGGAAAGGCGGCAAGAACCATGTACACTACGGCAACGACCGAAAGTGTGGCGGTTGCCTTCACGAAAGCGCAAAGCGGTACGGAAACTAAGAGCGTGACAATGAAGTTTCCGAAAGAATATACCTTGACGAGTGATTATTCATCAAACATAGAACTGACTGATTATTATAACTTTACCCCTACGCTCGTATACGATGCCGCGAACAGTACTGTGCAGATCACCGCGCCGACATATCCTGCAACGAGGCTTGTTGCAAGAACACGGCAACATACTGAAATCGTCGATGGGACATCATATTCATTCTTAATAGGTGTACTGAGAACAACCGAAAATCGTTGTTCATTTGCGCTTCAACGCATAGAAGCCGAACAGACGAAATACTTGCCGAAAACCCAAATCAACGGCAGAACTTACTTAGCGCTCAATGCAGACCTTGACATACCAGATGTATATGACCAAGCCGTCAAGGACGCCATTACAGGAATGGGATGGAACACAGACTGCATCGAGAACGGGCAGTTAAATCTCAAGGCGTTACTGTACAAACTGCTTGGCGGCGCAAGTGAAACTGATACCGATGGCATATGGACTATACGCAAATGGGCTGATGGTACGGCAGAATGTTGGGGAACTCATACGGGAACCTACAATCTGACTCAATCGTATGGTGGCGCATATTATGCAAGCGAAGTCAGTGTGAACTTTCCAAGCAGTTTCTTTACAGGAGAACCGACAGTAACGGTAGCAAGGCAGGGCAGACAGGGACAAGGACTTATCAGCATATCCCCATATAGTGTCACTGCATCAAAAGTAACAATGTTCATATTCAATATTGGTATGGCACTATCAAACGAACCGTTAGGCATATCAATTCACGCCATTGGAAGATGGAAGTAGAAAGGACAATAAATGGACAGGCAAATCATTAATTTTTCCGCAAACGAGCAGGAACTCGTTAAGACCGGTGGCCATAGCCTTTATTCATCGAACAAGGTCAGTTATATCGAAGCACACTTCGATCTTGGCCAGAACTGGCAGGGCTATGACAGCATAAGGGCAATATGGTTTACCCAGTATAAAAAAGGTGTGGCCACCGTACTGGACAGCGAAGGCATTTGCCTTGTTCCGCATGAAGTAGTGCGATACAAGGGCAAGGTGCATGTGAACCTTGTCGGCTCAATTCTTGACAACGGCGAACTGACTGACAGGATGACCACCTACCCGATAGTGGCGTTTACCGTAGACGCGGACGCGAAGATCTCCGGCACAGACCCGTCCCCACTTACCCCTTCCGAATATGAACAATTTGCCGCCAATGTCCGCGCAGATGCAGACAGGGCAGAAGCGGCAAAGGACGAGGCAAGGGAGTCGGCGACAGCGGCATCCGCATCGGCACAGAGGGCATCGGAGTCAGCGGCGGCTTCGTCCAATTCGGCAACAAGGGCGGCACAGGCGTCTGCGGCGGCTGAGGTGTTTGCACAGAGCGCATCGGAAGCGTCAGATGAAGCAGAAGCGGCAAGGGACGCTATTCTTGGAATGAGGACAACGGCGACCACGCTTGAAGCCGGCTCGGATGCAACGGCCAGTTATTCGGATGGGCTTCTGACTTTGGGTATTCCAAGAGGTGACAGGGGTGAGCAAGGCATCCAAGGCGAAACGGGTGCGACACCGAATCTGACCATCGGTACAGTCGAGACTCTTGCACCTACCGAGGACGCTACGGCAACGATAACGGGAACAGCGGAAGAACCCGTGCTTAATCTTGGCATACCTAAGGGCGACACGGGCGAAGTAAGCCTTGCAGACCTTGAGGAACTCCTGCCAGTAGACACGGCATCTGGCGAAATCGCATCGTTCCCAGACGGGCAGAGCGTAATACCTGCGAAGTCCCTCAAAGTCGCTCTCGAACCTATACAAGATGGTACTCCGTGGATAGGAACGGAAGACAACACCACACCATACATATCACGGACAATTACGGAGAACGGTAATAGTCAGTTTGATGAGATTGTCGGTGGTACTGTGGTGTGGAATCAGTTGGTGAAGAATGGCAACTTTGAGAACAGCAATAATTGGGCGCATTACTCGAATCGTGGGACTCTTGAAATTGCCAATGGCACAGCAAAGATTACTCCTACCGCCGCAGACGAACAACTTTATCAAGCCGCATCGCCATCGCTTGTGGCAAACCACATATATTTGGCCACAGCACGGATACGAAGTGAAATTGATAATTACACTTTGGGCATAGTAAATGGGGTCAGCACAGGAATTACAGTAACAACAAGTTGGCAAACATATTCTGTTATCAACAAGCCGACAACTATCAATGGCAGTAACAATTACCATTATATCGCAGACAGAAGACGGTCGGATTTTGGATGGTGGGAAGTCAGTTCCTTCGTTGCATTCGACCTCACCGCTATGTTTGGAAGCACCATCGCAGACTACATCTACTCCCTTGAGCAAGCAAATGCAGGAGATGGCATAGCGTTCTTCAAGGCGTTATTCCCTGCTGACTACTACCCATACGATGCAGGAACACTGAAGAGTGTGCAGACGAGCGGACATAAGGTAACGGACACGAACGGACAGAACGTGACATATCCGCTTGATGCAGACCTTGTACTTCGTGGTATACCGAAGTTAGACAACGGCAGTCTGTACTATGACGGAGATGTGTACAAGAGCGATGGTAGCGTGACGAGGAAGTACGGCATTGTTGATTTGGGGACGCTGAGTTGGAATAAAGATACAGGGGCTAATGATGGTTATGCTTTCTATTCTACAGGACTATATTATTTAGCAAAAAAACCACCCAACAACACCGTTGCTGTAAATATCAAAACCGTCTTATATGCTACAGCCTATGGGGCTATTTATAGCGGTGACTATTATTTGCACGATAAAGAAATATGTTTTAAGGCGAATGGTCAATTGTTTGTTTTTGATAAGTCTTATACAGATGCCGCCACATTCAAAACTGCAATGAGTGGCGTGTACCTCGTCTACGAACTCGCAACACCGACCACCGAGTCCGCAGACCCATACACGAATCCGCAGAAGCACTACATCGGCGGTACGGAAGAGTACATCGGAGCAGAGATACCTGTGGGGCATAGGACAAGGTATGCAGACATATTCCCAATCAGCGGACACACATCGGTCAATGTTATCGTATCTCCGACCACAGATGCAGAAGATGGCAACACCTACCACACCGACCTCGGACGTACCGTATATGGCGGCACACTCGATGTGGTTAGTGGGGAGTTGGTGGTTGATAGGGCGATGGTAACATTTGATGGGTCGGCAGACGAAGAGTGGCTTGAAGTCGCATCGTGGAGCGGTTTCCTTATCGGCTTGGCTTCAATAGGTATGGCGGTCGGCACAGCACAAAACGGATATGCAAATTGGCTCGAAGTTAGGCAAGATGCCAGCGGTATTGGCGTTATGTTTGGCTCAAACAACGCCTATATGTATGCCGTACACATTACCGACAACATCGCCGAAGTGACCAATTTAAGCACTTGGAAAGCATACCTTGCAAACAATCCGCTTGAAGTTGTCTATCCACTCGCCACACCACAGACCTACACCTTAACGGCACAGCAGGTGGCGCTGCTGATGGGGACGAATAATGTGTGGAGTGATGCAGGAGAGGTTACTGTGGTGTATAGCGCAGACATCCAGAGATGGGTGGAAAAGAAACTGGCAGAATAGAAAGGATAAGGAAATGAAAATATCTAACAGACTGTATGACGCTTTCAAAGAAGCAATCGTGTGGGTGTCGGCATTCGGCACCTTTTATTTTGCCCTGTCTGGCATCTGGGGTCTGCCTTATGGTGAACAGATAGTCGGAACCTGCACAGCACTTGTAGCCTTTATGTCTGCGATCAACAAGAAGAGTACTGACGCATACCGTGCAGAAAAGGAACAGGACACCTTCAACGATGATGATGTCGAAGAACTGTATGAGGTGGAAGAAGACGATGAAGACGAGATTGACGCGACCGAAGAATAACAAGTACTACATCAGAACTGTAAACGGCGGTTATAACGGTGCGGTAGCAGGTAGGCCGGCAATCAGCGGCGCGAATGTCCTGTGTAACTGCGTAGGCTATGCCAACGGCAGGTTCAACGAGATCGTGGACTATGGCAGGTGCAAATACCAGTTAGTCTGCAATGCCGAAAACTTCATCGAAGCCGCCAAAAGACAGGGGCTGAAAATATCAAGCGTACCTGTACAGGGCGGCATAATGGTGTGGCAGAAAGGGAACACACTTGGCGGCGGTGACGGCGCAGGACATGTTGCGGTAGTAGAAGAAGTCTACGATGACGGCACGATCTTAACCAGTGAAAGCGGATGGAACGCCTGGGCGTTCAAGACCATAAGAAGGTCGAACAGTAACGGCAGATGGGGTCAGAATTCTTACTATAAATTCCGTGGATGTATCATCAACCCTGCCGTGAAAGACGCAAAGGTCGTACCTGCACCTAAACTGACTGTAGACGGCGTGGGTGGCAAGAATACTGTCAGAGCATTGCAGAGGTTCCTAGGCACACCTGCCGATGGTGTTATAAGTGGCCAGAACAAGGCACTTAAGAAGTACCATCCTGCGCTTATGCCTGTGGAGTATGGCAAGGGCGGATCCGTCTGTGTCAAATACCTGCAGAAGTGGCTTGGCATCACAAAAGACGGCCAATGGGGCAAGAACACAAGCAAGGCACTGCAGAAGAAACTTGGCGTAACTGTTGATGGCATCTTCGGCGAAAACTCGATGATGGCACTACAGGCGTATCTGAACAGCCACGACAAAGCGGTATACCCTGCAAAGAAAAAACCTACGACCCCAAAGCCTACCCCACAGAAGGCTGAAATTTCGGCTACACAGAACAAAATCGTAGCAAAGGCAAAATCCCTTGTTGGCTCTTCCAAGAAGGCTACAGACGCATATAAAGCCGCCTTGAAGAAGGCGTACCCGAAGCGTGGTAAATGGGGCAAGTCGGCAAGGCTCGGCAAGTCGTGTGATGTCTTTGTCGGCACCGTAGTCAGAAGCCTTGGCATAGACAAGAAATACCCTAGGGGACTGGCTGAACAGTTTCTGTATAAGCCTTCTGGCTTTACCAGAAAGGCATACAAGAACGCCAACCCTTACAAGGTCAGCAAGGACGGCGACATCATCATCTACAGTAAGAACAAGGTGCCGACCAAGGGCAACAGGAAATCAGTCAAGGGGCATACCTGCATAAGGGGCAACGGCGTGATCTACGAAGCCAACTACCCAAGCAAGTACCCACACATCAACAAGAAGGTCAAAAAGAAACTGAATAAGAAAAGACCGTATGTGGTCGTATTAAGGGCAAAGTAAAATGAGTACACAAGCAGTAGAACTGATCGCGATAGTATTAGGCTCTAATGTTGTCGCTGAGATAGTAAAAGAGGTAATAAAGTCGCTCAAGAAGGAAAGCCCCGAACAGATGGCACTAAGGGCGTTATGCGAAGACCGGCTTGGCGTCCTTCTTCGTGACTGGCTACACAGCGACACAAGACTGGCCGATGACTGGCGCATAATTGATAACCTGTATGAAGGGTATCGTGCCCTTGATGGAAACGGCGAGATCAAAAAATTATACGAAGAAGCGAGTGACCTAAAGACAACAGAATAGGGTGGAATCCCCTGCAGGTTTTTCGGGCGACCTTCCGTGATAGCCGGTGTATACCTCCTTCTTTCTTAAAATAGCACCCTGCGTTTTATGCGCGGAGTGCTATTTTTTGTGCCTAAAATCCAATGACGGTAAAAATGACACCAAGATGCAATAAAGTGTTGAGTCGTCGAAGAGCCGCGCTCTGAAAGCCAGTAATTGCAATGGGTTCAGAAATCGACCGCGTATTTTGCGATTTAAGCGACTTTTTTTGGCATTGCCATATAGTTATACCTTGTATTTTCCAAACACCTGTACGGATTCATGTACTAAGTCCATATAACATGACCGTGGCGTATAGTTAGTACATTATCTCAAAGCCTTGCCCTTGCTCGTTTACAACAATTTGTTGTATTATGCCACGCCAGAAAGAACGGCGGTGTTCGGCGTCCAATCTGAGGTATAAATCCTTCCAGTTAGACGCGAATATTTGCGTTTTAAGCGGCGCATTTTTTGACGCTTCGGCAATCTGCTTAAGCAAAACTGCCGACTTGTCCTTATATTCTTCCTGGCTGATGGTGCCCAGAAGGTACATATCGTTGAGCCTTTGCAGTCTGTCCTTGTACTTTTTCGGGTCGTCTTTTTTCTGCTTCGGCTTCATCGTGACCTTGACCTTGAAGTCGTCTTCGATGTTATCCAACAGCCATTGCTCCAGTTTTTTCTCGTTGACCGTGTGTGCCATCGCGCAGGTGCCATAGTAGTGTTGTGCGCATCGGTAGTACATCCTGCCGCGATCGTGACACCCTGCCATCTTCCTGCCGCATACCGGGCACTTGATTAGACCGCTGAACAGGAACACATTTTTTCGTGATGCGTGCTTCACATTCTTCTGTATGACTTCCTGCAGGGCGTCCCACTTGTCTGACGATATAAGCGGCTCACAGTAGTTAAGGTTGTTACGGTATTCGCCCTTTAAGAGCGTAGACCTAAACAGCCGGATCAGATGCGTGTGTGTCATAGTCAGACCGTACTTATCATTTAGGTACCTTGTAGTGGCGTGGGCAGACTGATGAAGCAGGTAGTGGTCAATGGCTTCTTCTACTATATGTATGTCGTCACCGAAGACTACACGCTTGTCTACTATCTTATAGCCGAAAGGAACTGTGCCGCCTAAGACCTTGCCCTGTGCGATCTGTTGCGCCTGTATGTCCTTTATCCTTTCACTAGTGCGGTCTGCTTCGTCCTGGGCTATGCTCAACTTGATATTGACATAGAGCCTTCCAGAAGCGGTACTGGTGTCATATTCTTCGTGTATGGCCTTCCAGTCTACCTTGTTGCGGTCTAGTATATCCTGCACCTTGTAGTACTCTTTGATATTCCTAAACCAACGGTCAAGTTTAGTGAACAGGATCATATCGGGTTTGATTATTTCCACATCTCGAAGTAATTGAAGCATGGCCGGTCTTTTGGTGTAGGGCTTTCTTGCGCTGATACCTTCGTCCCTATATTCGCCCAGTATGACATGGCTGTGCTTCTTGCAGAACTCCGTAAGGGCATCGTGCTGTGCGTCTAAACTATAGCCATGCTTGGCCTGTTCTTCACTACTTACCCTTTCATATATGAACACCTTCATTTTCTTTCACCCTGCAGATAGTTGATACAATGCACTAGGTCTTCATCGGTAGCCCTAACAGCAACCATAAATAACTGGAACAGCCTAGGGTTATTGTGTATTTCTTCTGCAAGTATATCTTCCGGCAGAAGCAGTGCGACCTTCGTGTGGTCTGTCAGTAAGTCTTCTGCGGTAGTGCCAAGGTAATTGCAGATGCGGTCTAGCATGTTAGCCCTTGGCATTGCTTCGCCGTTTACCCACCGAGACACGGCGGTAGGGGTAACCTTCAGAAAGCGTGCCAGATCGTTCTGGCTTCTGTTCTTGGCATCAAGTTTATTGCGCAGGTTGCGTCCGAATATCTCTTTTGAATTCATGGCGTACTCCTTTCACTTCCAACTACAATTATTTTAACGGAGTACTACAACCTTAACAATAATTCAGCCAACATTTTGTAGTTATTTTTCACTTTTTGTTGACAAAGTAAACTATAAGTATTATACTAACTACAACAGTTAGTAGTAACAAGGTTGTAAACATCAAGATAGTGAAGGGAGACAGACATGAAATTTTACTACAATGGCAAACTGATAAGGACAAGCAAGAACCATGAATATACACACGCAGTTATCGACATCACAGACAATGGCTGTGTAGGGTGCAGGGTCGGAGAGGACAAGGCAGAAGCAATCATTAGAACAGAAATAGCCCAGACCGAGAGAAGCATAGCGAACTGCCAGACAGCAATCAAGGCACTTGAAGCAGGAAAGACTGGCTATTATCACAAGGACGGAAGACGCTCATGGTTCTACAGGTTCGGCGCTCACAACACAGTAGAGAAATACAAGAAGTCAATCGAGTCTTTACAGGGCTACATCGACAAGATCAAGGCAACCTGGAAGGTAGTCGAACTTGAAGCAAGATAGCCGAAACACCCTTCGGGGTGTCTGCAGGGATTGACCACCCTGTACTGAAGATGGCAGGTCAAAGGAAGGAGAAAGATATGAACAAAATCAAAGGTAATGTCAATGTAACACTGACTGCGGAAGAAGTGATGTATGTCAACGATCTTCTGGAAAGGGACATCCCTATGCCGATGGGCAAGTACTACTTCGCTTCGGAGAGGTTTAAGGACGAGCCACCGGTGGACGCCTGCGGAGCGTGCGGTGACACTCTGGTAAGGGGAGCAAACTTCTGCGCCAAGTGCGGCAGAAGGGTGGACAAGGAGAACTACAAACTGGAAGGGGGTGAGTAAATGCGCTATAGAGTTAAGCACACACTGAAACAGTGGAGACAGTTATCTGGGCTTACGCAAGAAGCACTGGCAGATGCCATAGGCGTAGACCGAACCACACTGATCCGATGGGAGCAGGGCAAGACACAGCCCAAGGCAGACGACATCGCAAAACTTGAACAGGCACTAAGCATCAAGTGGTCAGATGATGTTGTTATGCCTAAAGCATAAACTTTAACTATGAATGACAAAATACTTAAACTGTTAGCCGAACTACTGGCAGATCAAGAAGGGAGCGAAGTATGGATAGAAGCGACATCATAAAGGAAATCATCGGATGGGTCAGTCTTGTGGCCATAGTATTTATGCTTTCGGTGATAGGGGGCTAGGCAATGTACAACAGCGGACATATAGAAGCCCTACGCAAGGCCATCAACACGATGAAAGAGCAGAACGAAGTACTGAGGGAATACTGTACCGAAGAGTGCTACATATGCCCTTTAAGCAAGATGTGCGACTGGGACGGTAACATCGACTTCGGCGACCCGAAACTCACGGACGAAACACTAGACAAATTCGTAGACCTTCACACGCAGGTAAAAGAAGCAAGGGAACGGCTGAACTTCACGATGGTGACTGGCATAGATGCAGGATGGTATGACCACAACGAAGACAGGTCTGAAGATTGGGACACATAGCAGGATAAAATATAAACAGATGTTCAAGAAAGGAGAACGCAGAATGATTGAATACGAAATCACTGAGGACATAGCCGTACTGGGCGAAGCCAACGGCAGACTGCTTGAGGTCAATATGGTGTCGTGGCAGGGCAGACCTGCGAAGGTAGACATCAGAAGATGGAGCGAAGACCACCAGTATATGGGCAAGGGCATCGCAATGACAGAGGACGAAGCCAGAAACCTTTATAAGGCACTGAAAGAGAGGTACGGCAATGAAGGATAAGTGCAGATGGTGCAAGCACTATATGCCGGACGAAAGATACAACGGCTGTGTAGGGTGGTGCATCGTAAAGAACAGGGCAATATCCTACGACCGCTCCTGTGACAAGTTAGAGGAAGGCAAACAGCACACGCTGAGTGGAAAGGAAGTGACAGAATGAGAGCGTTAAATGCTGACGAGATCGAAGTAAGAGTCGGGCAGGTCTTCAAGGGCGGTGTGTCAATGCTTCTGTATAAGAACGCAAGGGTAGACATGGCTGTGCTTGATGAAACCTTCGGGGAATTCAACTGGCAGTGTGACTACAAAGATGTCAAAGGCAATATGTACTGTGGCATAGCCGTACTGAATGAAGCCAGTGGCGACTGGGTGTGGAAGTGGGATTGTGGCACCGAGAGCAACACCGAGAAGGAAAAAGGCGAAGCGTCTGACGCCTTCAAGCGTGCCGGGTTCAGATGGGGCATAGGCAGGGAACTGTACACAGCACCATTCATCTGGCTGAATGTTGCGACAAATCCGTATAAGGTCGGCGACAAGACCTACTACAAACTGAACAACCCTAAAGAGTTAAACGGCATCTATGTGTCGCAGATTAGAACCGAAGAGGTCAACGGGAAACTTAAGATAATAGCCCTGGAACTGTCGCAGAGAGCGCAGGGCAAGGAAATGGTGATATACCAATGGAAAGAGAGGTAAACGCATGAATTCGGTAGTACTCACAGGAAGGCTGACAGATAAGCCGGAAGTATCATACACACAAAGCCAGAAGGCCGTGTGCAAGGCGACCATAGCAGTAGACCGCATCGGAGAAGGTGCTGACTTCATCCGCATCACAGTATGGAACAAACAGGCCGAGAATATGGGAAGGTATCTTCACAAGGGTAGCAAGGTCGCCATACTGGGCAGAATACAGACGGGATCATACAAGGATAAGGAAGGCAGGACGATCTACACCACCGATGTAGTGGCCAACAATGTGGAATTCCTTGACAGCAAACCTGTAGATATGGGCGAAACAAAGGCACAGGCAGAAGACCTTTTCGGTGATGTGCCATTTACCTACACGGAAGATGGGATGCCATTCTGATGAAAAGCATAATGCAGGAAGATACCGACTACTGCTTCTTCTGCGGTAAGTACGGCACAGAGATACACCATTGCCTGTATGGCACTGCCAATAGAAAACTGTCAGATAAATACGGCTTGGTGGTCGGACTGTGCTATAATCACCACAGGGGCAGACTAGGAATACACAATGGTAATAGGGAGTTAGACATTATGCTTAAGCAGATCGCGCAGACGCGCTTTAGGCAGGTATATCCAGACAAGGATTTTTTAGCCGTATTCGGCAAGAATTATTTATGATGCCTAATTGTTCACTATTAACTATAAAATCCGTTATATCTAAAATATAAGCCTTCTAGGGGCATATGAAAGGAGTAGCAAGTGAATGACTTAATGGCTGAGATACGAAGCAAAACTGACGAACTTACACAGAGTGTCAAATTGCTTCGTACTAACGGCAGGGCATACGCACAGGCTGAGAAGGACTACAAGATACTTCTCCGGCAGGAATGCCTAAAACTGCGTGATGAAGGTATGGCTGTCGGAATGATAGACAAAACCTGCTACGGCATACCGAGCGTAGCAGAAGCAAGGTTTAAGCGTGATGTGGCAGAAGCAGTCTACAAGGCAAATCAAGAACACATCAATTCAGTAAAACTACAGTTACGGATCATAGAGAACCAAGTAGCAAGGGAGTGGGGTACGAATGGCTAACAGGCGTATGTTTTCAAAGCAGGTAACGGAAAGCGACAGTTTTCTGGACATGCCGCTTTCGGCACAGGCTCTGTACTTCCACCTGGGAATGGCGGCAGATGATGATGGCTTCGTCAACAGCCCCAAAAGGATACAGAGAGTGATAGGTGCCAACGATGACGACCTTAAACTGCTGATAGCGAAGCACTTCATCATAGCATTTGAAAGTGGTGTAGTGGTCTTGAAGCATTGGAAAATCAACAACTACATACCAAAAGACCGCTATATACCAACGACCTATGAAGAGGAAAAAGCACAGTTATACGAAAAGCCAAACAGGGCGTATACACTCTGTATACAGGATGTATACAAACTGGATACGCAGACTAGAATAGATAAGAATAGTATAGATAAGGTTGTTGTTAGGGGCGACTATGACTTCAATGAAGAATTATCTGCCGAGGAGATCCGCACACTTTATGCGACTTATGAGAACGCAGGTGAACTTATCGAGCAAGTGCAGAACGAAGTCAATAAAAGGGGTCTGCTTATCAAGGTAAGCGCGTTCACTTACATCATGGGCTATGCAAAGAATAAGAGGTGGCAGACTAAATGATTTACCTGGATGAATGCCAAGACAGGTGCTTTGCCGAGGTCGCTGATGGGTGCAGTATCCTGCGCAACGATGAAGACTGCGGCAACACCTGCCCCTTCTATAAGCCGAGAGGTTGCACCGACTGGGTAAGGGTAAGGCGCGATAAACCGGCCGCAATCTATGCGCCGGAAGAATATGAAAGGAGATTCAGCGAAAGTGAAGAGGATCGTAAGCACAGAGAACTATATTGGCGCATTAAGAGTGTGCCTAGAAGCAAGAGATGACTTCAAAGACCTTAAGTACTACAGGTCAGCAAAGGGCGAAGAGTACGCAGTAATGTCTGACATCATCGGGCAGGTGTTGATACTGGACATAACCGGCTTGAGCGAAGACAAGATACTTTACTGCATCGCGCAGGTGGTCTGTGGCAAGGTGCCAAGCAATGCCGTGACAGACCGAGAAGATCGTCTGCGTATAGCACGGTTATTCAAGTAGGGCAACAAGGGGCAGGGCACTACAACTAAATACGCTAATAAGGACACCCCAAGATTTCATTAAGCCTTGCCCCTTATTGTAAAAATCATGCAGAAGAAATACTTGTGGCTTGCCGTTACACCGGACGAATACGAACTGCCGCTGATCGTGGCTGACAGTGCCGCCGAACTTGGCAGAAAGTGCGGAATAAGCAAAAGCACCATAAAGGTGGCAGAACGCCTGGGGTGTAGTGGAGAACGAAGCGGCAGAAAGATAGTGAAGGTACGGATATGAAATGGCTGATAATGGTTTTGATAATGACGATACTGGTCTTGCTAGTCATCTGCTACAGCCTACTTGTGATGGCGCACGATGCGGATGAAAGGGCAGAGCGGATGTATCGGAAGTGGAAGGAGAGAGATGAAAGACGATTTGATCAAGAGGTCTGATGCGATAAAGCAAGCAATAGAAGGGGCTGACGAGTGGGATGGTGGATACAACCAAAATAGGGAAGAATACATCCGCAATGCTATCAACTCCATCCCGTCCGCAGACA